AGGAAAAAGCAATGAAATATATAAAAAAGGACATGAAAAGTGGAATTAAAAATGCGGAATCCATATGTCTTTATGATGCCCTGGGAACTGAAAGCATTATAAAACCTGTGAAAGGTCAGGATTTTACAAACTTCTGCAAGGAAGGACTTAAAAGGGAATACAGCAAGATGGTAATACATCACAGGAACGGCGGAAAAACAACAGTCGAGGTGGTAAATAGAAATGCGAAAGTATAATGATTTTATTAACTCAAAAAGTAAAACTTTTGAGAATATGGGAATTGATGTCGACAGGAATACCCTCAACCCTAACATGTTTGAGTTCCAGAAGGACATCGTCCGATGGGCTCTCAAGAAAGGAAGGGCGGCCATATTTGCCGAATGCGGGCTGGGAAAAACTTTAATGCAGCTATCATGGGCTGATGAAATCCATAAGCACACAGGCGGTAAAATTCTAATTTTAGCACCGCTTGCAGTGGCACCTCAGACAAAGGAGGAAGGCGAAAAATTTGGAATCAGCGTAAATATCTGTGAAAGTCAGGATGATGTAATAGACGGAATAAATATTACAAATTATGAAAAGATAGATAAGTTTATCGGGAACAGCTTTCAGGCAGTCGTGCTCGATGAAAGCAGCATCCTAAAATCGTTTACAAGCTCGACAAGGAACAAGCTGATATATAACTTCTCCAAGGTTCCGTTCAGGCTTGCATGTACTGCGACACCTGCACCTAACGACCACATGGAGCTGGGTAATCATTCCGAGTTCCTGGGAGTCATGACAAGGGCGGAAATGCTATCCATGTATTTCGTGCATGACGGAGGGAATACGGCAAAATGGAGACTGAAAGGCCACGCCGAGGATGTGTTCTGGAACTGGATGGCAAGCTGGGCAGTATTTATTGATAACCCGAAAAACCTTGATTATGAAGCAGACGGCTACAACCTGCCGAAGCTGAATATAAATGAGATAATAGTTGACGGTGATGAAGTAACGAGTGAAACTCTTACACTTACGCAGAGACGGCAGGCAAGGAAGGACAGCATGGAATTAAGATGTCAGGCGGCCGCAGAAATTGTAAACAGTTCACCAGAACAGTGGCTCGTATGGTGTGACCTGAACGATGAGAGTTCAATGCTTAAAAGCCTTATAGTTAATGCCGTGGAGATAAAGGGCTCTGACAAAGCCTCGCACAAGACAGGCTCAATGCTGAACTTCTCGAATGAACTGATAAAATGCCTTGTGACAAAGCCGAGCATAGCAGGGTTCGGGATGAACTGGCAACAGTGCCATAACATGATATTTGTAGGCCTCTCAGACAGCTATGAGAAGTATTATCAGGCAGTAAGAAGATGTTACAGATTTGGCCAAAAGAACGAAGTGAACGTATACATCATAATTTCCGCAAAGGAAGGAGCCGTAAAGGCGAACATTGAAAGAAAGCAGGAAGATGCAATGAAAATGCAGGATGCGATGATAAAGCTCACGAAAGAAGTGACAAAAAAAGAATTACAGGTGACAACAAGGATAATGACGGAGTACGCTCCTAAAGTCAAAATGCTGTTACCTAACTGGGAGGAGATGAGACAGATATGCTGATCTATGTGGCACATCCGTACGGTGGTAAGGAAGAGAATAAGAAGGCCGTTGAGGAAAAAATTAAGAAACTGCATGAACTGTATGATGGGCATACTTTCATAAGCCCGATACATTCGTTCGGATTCATGTATGAATGGGTGGATGACTACGAACAGGGCATGGGAATGTGCATTGACCTGCTCGACAAATGCGACGGGCTGATATTATGTGAAGGATGGGAAGATTCACAGGGCTGTATCACTGAAAAGAACTGGGCGGAGAAATATATGGACATTGATATCTATACATACGGGGAGGTGCTGAGGGATTGGAAATTTTAAATCAGAAAATAGATGACAGGTACGCAATGTACAATGGCGACTGTGTGGAAGTGCTGAAAGGGATAACTGACAACAGTATACACTATTCAATATTCAGCCCTCCATTTGCGAGCCTGTACACTTACAGTAATTCTGACAGGGACATGGGAAATTCGGCATCAGATAATGAATTTTATGAACATTTTAAATTCCTGATAACCGAGCTCTACAGGGTGACAATGCCGGGAAGACTATTAAGCTTCCACTGCATGGACTTACCTATGATGAAGTCAAGAGATGGTGTGATAGGGCTTAAGGATTTCCCAGGAGAACTTATAAGAATGTTCTCTGAGGTAGGCTTTATTTATCACAGCAAAGTGACAATCTGGAAAGATCCGCTTGTAGAGGCGACAAGGACAAAGGCACTGGGACTTCTCCACAAGCAGATATGCAAGGACTCGTCAATGTGCCGTCAGGGACTTCCCGATTACTTAGTGACAATGAGAAAGCCTGGAGAAAATCCTGAACTTATAGCACATCCTGAAGGATTTGACAGCTATATCGGGGAAGATGAGCCCGAAGGGGCAAAGATTGAAAGACCTCAACCTGATGCAGAAAAATATGAAAAGAAAGAAAAATACAATGAAGTACCCATATACAGCCATCAGGTTTGGAGGAAATATGCCAGCCCTGTATGGATGGACATAAGGCAGAGCAACACGCTCAACGGAAAATCCGCAAGGGAAGAACAGGATGAAAGGCATATATGCCCGCTACAGCTTGATGTGATAGCGAGAGGGATTAATTTATGGACAAATGAAAACGATATAGTGCTTGACCCATTCGCAGGTATAGGGAGCTCCAACTACGTGGCACTGAAGATGGGTAGACGTACGATAGGGGTTGAGCTCAAGGAAAATTATTATAATCTGGCATTGGAAAATGTTGAAAAAGGGAATATGGATTATATTATCGAAGGAATAACGAATGAATTTTAGGAGGACAGATGGATAAACTCAGATTACCGAAAAAATATGCACCCGAGAAAAGCTATTCAACTCCGATAAGAATACGAAAATCTACCCAGAATTTACTGGATACCGTAGTGGAAGAGACGGGCTGGAATAAAATTGATGTAGTGGAAAAGATGATAGAATTTGCATTCGTCAACATCGAATGGGTGACATCGGATGAATATAATAAGAATAAAGGAGACGTGGAATAATGGAAATAAAAGTTTTATTTGAAATTGAAGAAGGAAGTAAGCCGATAATTGAAAATCTTTCGAAGGCGTTAATGGTTTTGGGGAACACCGCAGTCATATCAAGTCCCTCAGGAAATATAATTGGGAAAGTTGAAAAATTTGTACAGACAGAACCCGCAGAAGAAGAATATGCAAGACAGGAAATAGGGGACTGGCAGACGAACGATGTAAAAAATATTGAAAGCGAAGAAGAAGCTTCAAAGAAGGAAGAACCTGATTCCGAAAAAGAACCGGAAGAACCTAAAAAGAAAAAAACAAAATCGGAAACTAAAAAAACAGATCCCGTACCTACTGTCAAAGCCGAATATACAAGAGGTGATTTAGCAAGGGTAGGAAGAGAATTAGCAAATCAGGGAAAAAGGGATGAAGTTCTGAAAGCCTTCACAAAATTTCATGCTGTATCCCTTGCTGACATCAAGCCTGAGGATTTCAATGCCTTGGCACAGATATATATTGAACTGGGAGGAAAATTTTAATGGATAGACATGCAGACAGGGATCATGCCCTGCTATCAGCAAGCGGGGCTTACAGGTGGCTAAATTGCCCAGGTTCAGCGAGACTGGAAGATAAGTTCGAAGATGAGCCCAGTATATATGCGGCAGAAGGCACATTGGCTCATGAAATAGCAGAACTAAAGATTATAAAGCACTTTACCACAGATTTAAGACCTAGTGAATTTAAAAAGCGAATAAACGAGCTGAAAAAGAACGAACTGTATAGTGCGGAAATGGACAGGTACACAAATGAATATAGGGACTACATAAACGACATTTATCTAAGTTTTGAATCAAAACCGTTTTTTCTGGCCGAACAGAAAGTCGATTTTTCTTCATACGTTCCTGAAGGATTCGGAACTGTAGACTGCACGCTGGTTGGAGATAAGGTTATACATATATTTG